CCTCCATCTCGCCGCCCGTGGCCGCGACCCGGGCCAGCTCGGCCACTTCGAGGATCGAGAGGTCACCCTCGCAGCGGAACAGCTGCCCGTCGAGGCGGAACTCGAGCCCGGCCAGCGGGTTGGCCTCGCCCTCGGCCGGCGCCGAGGTGTACTCACGCATAGGAGCCTCCGGTGATGACTAGGAACGCAGCGGGGTCTGGAGGATGGCCCGGAACAGGCGCGACCCGGTGGCGGGCTTCTCCAGGCTGAATACGGTGGCGACGGTCGCGTTGGCCGCGCCCTTCTGGCGGACGATCTTCATCTGGCCTGTCATCAGGCATTGCCGCCAGATCCACCGCTCGGTGTGGTCCTCGGACTCATACCCGAGCATGGTGCGGACCTCTGTGCCCAGGTCCGGGGGCTCGACCGTGACGATCCCGGTCCCGGTGGTGATGACCCCGCCGTTCAGCGCGAGCTTGAGGTTGGTCGCGGTCATCTGGGACAGGTTGAAGGTCACCGAGGAGGTGCGCCCGGTCGGCGCGTTGCTGATCGGGTCGAGTTCCTCGGCCACGTTCACGGCGGCGGTGTTGAGCTGGTAGTCGAACTCGGAGCCCACGTCGGTGTAGCCGAGCGCGACCCACCCGGCGTCTACGGCGGCCCAGGTGGTCACAAGGTCGGCGGGCTCGATCCGGCCCAGGGCGCCCGCGTACAGGTAGCCCGGCCCGAGCGCCAGCGCAGTTGGGTTGCCCCTAGCCATCTAGCTCACTCCTCTGGTTCGTGCACGAGCGCAGCCCATTCGGGGTGGCGCTGGATGTCGGCAGGCGGCACGAGGCTGCCTGCGGCGTAGGCCCGCGCCGGCATGGCACCGGACTCCGGGTCGTAGATGAACAGGTCCTCGCCGGCGACGTAGGCGAACGGCTCAGACTTCACGGCCTGGGCCTCCTCGTGGCGTTCGCGGGCCTGCCTGCGGCGCGGATGCTCCTCCTCCTGCGCGGCTGGCTGCTGCTTCTCCTCGGCTGCCATCAGACGCTCGGGTAGATGAAGGACCCGGCCGTGACCGAGGTCGTGGACGAGTAGGTGACGTTCACGTTGCCGTTGGAGTCCCCGAACGGGTTTTGCGGGAACGGCCCGTAGGTCACGTCCCCGGTCGTCGCGGGCACGGCCGGGGCGAGCGCGAGCGGGGCGACGGTCGTGCCCTGCGGCCCGCCGCCGGCAGCCGGGTTGACGGTCACGGTGACCGGGGAGGCCCCGGTGTTCTTGACCCGGAAATAGACGTTGCCGCCGGACGGGAACGTGTCCGCGACGGTCACGGCGGTCAGCGCGGCGGCGTTGTTCACCCCGGCTGCACGGCTGCAAGCGGTGGGCGTGAATGCGGTCATGCTTCACTCCTCAGTACGAAGTCGGCGCCCACCTGGAAGCAGTACGCCTCGCCAGAGTCGGCAGGCAGGGGCACCGCTGACGGGCCGGTCAGGTTGTCGGACACCAGCACGGTCACGCCCGTGTCCCCGCAAGGCTCGGGGAGCCCGCTCAGGCTCATCCACGCGGTGGCCAGCGCGGTCGCTGCCTGCTCGGCCAGCGGCGCGGTGCCCGCGTAGCAGAGGGCCTGGACGCGGGCCAGGGACGGGTCCGGGTCCTCCGCGACCATCCGCGTGGCCGGGGCGGCCTGCCGCACCATCACCGCGTAGGCACCGGACGCGGGGGACCGCTGCGACCGCAGGTAGGCACCGCCCGACAGCGGCCCGCCGTTGCTGACGAGATCCTGCCGGGTGTTGACCCAGGCCCGGATCGCGGTCTCCGCGTTGGCGCTCATGCAGCAATCAGCGTCCCCCCGCGCACCGTCGCGACTGCCCGCTCCACGAAGTTGTTAGGCGCCGTGCCCGGGTGGTTGACGACCGGGCCGAACACCTGCCCGGTGGCGCGGTTCCGCAGCGGCCATGGCCCCGTCGAGCGGATCACATGCGGGCCGGTGCCCTCGATCACGAACTTGGCGTAGTCGGCGGTCGGCCCGACGATGATCGCGCCATCCGGCATGCGGAAGGCGTGGATGCTGTTGCGCAGGTACCCGGACGGGCGCAGCGGCAGGTCTCCCTGGTAGCGGGTCCGCGACACGTCAGGCCCGGACGGGCGGGCGATGGGACGGCCCCGGTGCGCCGGCCCCGCCGAGCGGCCGAGCGGCACCGGGTAGGCATACACCGCCTGCACCGGGGACACCGGGCACTCTGCCTTCATCGCGCCGAGGAGCAGGGCAGCGATCCGGTCCATGGCCGACCGGACCACCGGGCTGGATTCGGTCCACAGCTTGACCGCCACGGGGTCCTCGACCATGTAGACGCTACCCACCGGGGATCACCTGGCCCTCGATGATGAGCTGGCGCATGATCTCGGTGAGGAGGGCCTGGTTGCGTCCGCCCAGCTCATGCCACGGCGCGGGCAGGAGCCGCACGCCGAAGTCGTAGCTCAGCCGGTCGGCCGTGGAGGTGAACGCGCGGGCCAGCCGGTCGGCGTCCTCCGCGAATACCTGCCCGGCCTTGCCGGGGAAACCCGCCGCGTCGGCCCTGGCCGTGTCCGTGCCCACTGCTCACCTCCTCAAAGGTCGATGTCCGCCCACAGCGGCGGGTCCGGGGCCTGCCACACCGGGTAGGGCTCGATGGCACCCGCCCCGGCGATGGCGAGGGCCTGGAGCAGCGACGCCAGCGCGTCCTTGGCCCGGGTGTCGAGCATCGCCGCGGTGCGTATGTCAGCGTCCCGGTTCGGGTAGGCCATCTCGATATCCGAGGCGGCGCGGAACGCGGCAGCCGTCCGCGCCTGGACGGCGATCTGGTCGGACGCGGGCGGGCTGGCCGGCAGCTCCCCGGCTTCCCCGACGACCCAGCCCACGGCGGCGTCGATGAACCCCTGCGCCTGGGCGTCGTTCGGGGTGGTGTTCGGGGTGAACGTGCCCAGCAGCACATCAGACCCGGGCGTGAGCGTGTCCCTGGTCCGGGTCGGGATCTTCTGCCCGACCTCGGCCAGTGTCGGCGCCCACACCTCGGGCATCGCTCAGCTACCTGTCCCCGGCCGGGTACGGCCGTGAGAGCCGGCTGCCCGGCCATGCCCCCCTGGGGGCCCGGCCTTGGACTCCCCGGCCGGTCCTGGCTCGTCTGCCGTTTCCTTCCCGGCAACGGCAGGTTCGTCCTCCCCGGCAGCGGCAGCCTTGCCTGCCTCCCCGGCTGCGGCAGGCTCCCCGGCCGCCTCCTCGGCCCTGGTGACCGCGCGGGCCTGGGCCTTCGGGATCGGCTCGATCAGCCCCAGGGTGAGGTGATGCTCCAGGGCGGCCGGCTCGACGTCAAGCGGCACCGGAGCCCCTGCATGCAGGCCCCGGATCTGCATGCCGTCCGGGGTCATCGTCTTGACCGTGATATACGGCGCCACGACCCGGTACCTGTCCGGCTCGGTGACCATAGCTCGTTCTCCTCCCTCGGGGCCGTCCAGGACGGGCGGCATCGCCGGGTAGCTGTACGGCACCGTCAGGCCGTGGCGATGTAAACCGCCGACCCGGGCTCCTGCACGATCGGGACCGTCTTGCGGCGGCCCTGGAGGTCCCAGGCGTCGTTGGCGTCCAGGCGCAGCGACTTGACCTGCACGGCAAGGTCGGCCATCGCGTAGCCGGGCGCGTCATCCATCTCGTCGGCCATCCCGCCCAGTTGCGTGGAGTCCAGCACGTAGGGATGGGTGACGATCTGCACCGAGGGCGACACGACGATGGTCAGCCCGGCGATGATCTCGATCGTGCCGGTGTAGATCGGGTTGTCCGTGGTCTCGCGGCGCAGCGCGTTGGTGATGTTGGTGTCGGACATCATGTACGCGTACCGGGTGTCATCGACGGCCACGGTGTCGGGCTTGTACCCCAGGTTCATCGCGTAGATCGATGCCTTGCCCAGCAGGATGTCCTGGAAGATCGTCCGCGTCGCGGCGGTCGCCCAGGCGACGGTGGCCGTGGTGTGGTTGCTCACGGCCGACGCGATAGCCGACATGGCCGTGCCGTCCACCTGCTGGATCACCGAGTTGACGACCTTCCGCAGGCAGCGGTCGATGGTCGCGCCCGCATACACGTTCCGGGCGATCTCCTCATCGGTGACCCGGACCTTCTGGCCCCACTTCGACACCGAGGAGATCCCGGCCGTGCCGGTCGGCATGTTGGCGAACGGGTATTCCGCGCCCGGGCCCACGGCCTCCACCGAGCGGTCGGTCACGAAC